GGGTGGGCTTCGCGCTGGCACAGCATTTGAGATTGATTCTGAACTGATTTATATTTGGGAAGCTGTTAGTGGTTCTAAGACTGTCACGGTTGAACGTGGCTACATGGGAACTACTGCGGCTGCCCATACTGCTGGTGCTGTTATCACTTTGAATCCTCGTTTCCCTAAAGCACAAATGTTAGAAGCGTTGAATCAAGACATTGATGATTTGTCTAGCCCACTAAACGGTTTGTTCCGTATTGTGTCAACAGATTTGAACTACAACGGTTCTGACCGCCAGATTGATTTGACTGGTGCGACATCGGTATTGGATTTGATTGATGTTCGTTTGCGTTATTTGGATAGCGATTATCCGGTGATACGCATGACCCGTTTGCAACGTGATCTGCCTACAACAGATTTTGCTTCAGGTTTCGCCATTGTGTTTGATGAGTCTGTGATGGCTGGCAGTTTGCGTGTTCGTTACAAAGCCCCATTTAGTCGAGTATCCACGATTAGTGACAGCATCCAATCGGTAGCAAATATCCCCACCACGATGGAGGACATTCTTGAACTTGGTGTGATGTCCCGTGTGTTGTCGGTGCGTGAAGTAAAACGTAACTTCATTGAATCACAAGGTGATACTCGTCGTTCTGATGAGGTTGGTGCTGGTGCGATGCGTGACTCGTTCAGTAACATTTTGCGTCTGCGTCGTGACCGCATTATTGCTGAAGCTGCGAAACTTGCGAGACAATACCCGTTAACTATTAGGGCGTAACAGTGGCAACACTGATTAACTTTAAGCGCGGATACAAGGGTGGCCCCGCGTATTTTACGGGTACAGGCTCTACACAGGTAGTTCCATATATTTATCCTGTCGCTATTAACGGCAGACCGTACATGATTGATACGAAGTCAAATGCGTTTGGTCGACAGTTTGATGCGCGTGTTCGTGACTCGGTTGACCAATCTGCTGAACCTGGTGAGTCGGCTATTAACCCGCAGGGTTTGTGGCGTAGATCGCAGTCGTCTTGGCATTATGGTGCAGGGCAAACCTATTCGGATACTGCTGACGCTGAGGCATACCGTTTCCGTTCTAGCAAGGGTATTGATGTTTGGAATCGTGGCAAGTTGTCGTTGCTTCCTGACACCACACAGGCTTATTCTTCTGCTAACACCAACTTGTATATGGCTACGGCTAGTAACAGGATTTATGGCACTGACGGGCAAACAGTTCGTTATACAACTGACTGGTCAACATTCACAACAGTGACTAGCACCAATGCGTCAAACCTTTATAGCATTACTTCTGACGGTTACAACGTATTTTTCTCTTACGCTGACGGTGACATAGATCAAACCAACGCTGGCACTTCTGCTGCATCTAACTACATCACCGGTATTGAGGCTGGCGTATTGGCTTATGTTCGTGGGCGTTTGATGGTTGCTGGTCAAGGTACAGATAAGCAAAAGATTTGGAACATCACCACAACCCCAGGTTCGTCGGCAAATAACCCGACAGCTTTATATACCCATCCGAACACCGAGTTCAACTGGGTTGGTTTCGCTGGTGGACAGAACCAAATCTATTGTGCAGGTTATGCAGGTAACAAGTCGTTGGTTTACAAGACTGCGGTAAAACCTGACGGAACATCATTAGATATTCCTACGGTTGCAGCCGAGTTGCCGATGGGTGAAGTTGTGACTACAATCGATGCGTACCTTGGTTACGTGGTTATTGGGTTAACGACAGGGTTGCGGTTCTGCTCGTCGGACAGCGACGGCAACCTTGTCGTTGGTCCACTGATTGAGACTGGTACATCTGTTAATGCGTTCGCTGCTATCGGGCAATACGTGTACTTCGGTTACACAAACTACGACACCACCTCAACGGGCATTGGTCGATTGGATATAGCCACACAGATTTCTACCAACCAGCCTGCTTACGCCTCAGACCTGATGGTTACAGGGCAGGGTGCTGTTGTTGATATCCATGAGTTTGATAACAAACCAGTGTTCACTGTTTCAGGTCTTGGCGCATACCGTCAACACTCAACAAACCTTGTGGCATCAGGGACATTGGAATCTGGTGTTTACCGTTGGGGTGTACCGGACACAAAGTTTATTCCTAAATGGGATTTGCGTACTGAACCGTTGTATGGGACTGTTGCTGTTTCGGTGGCTGCCGATTCGGGTGAGTTCCGTTCCGTTGGCACACAGTTCAATGAGGGGTCTTTGGAATCCACGTTTGATGGGTTTGAGTCCAAGGTGTTTGAGGCTGAGGCTCGCCTCACTTTGACCCGTTCTGCTACGGACTCTACGAAAGGCCCTGCCATTACCCGCTGGTTGGGTCGAGCGTATGCTGCCCCGTTGCGTTCCCAAATTTTCTCTGTTCCGTTGCTGTTGCATCACAAACTAAATATCCGTGGGTTTGAATATTCGGTGGATGTGGACTTGGAACTGGACTATTTGCGTGACCTGGTGGAAAACCCGCGTGTTATCACCTACCAGGAAAACGCTGATACATATTCGGTGATCGTGGAAGATGTCCGTTGGCAACCTGTGGACTCAGCCAATAACCATAACGCTTGGGACTGGAACGGAACCTGCACAGTAATTATGCGTTCAGTGAGATAGTGTAAGATAGCGACGTATGGCAGCTTTTACCCGCAGACAATATAACGGTGCAGCAGCATCAACAACGATCACCGCTGGTATCAACACCAGCGATACGACCTGTTCCCTGACTGCCACTACCGGCTGGCCATCTACTGCTGCCGTTCCGTTTTATGTGGTTATTGATCCAGGTACTTCGGCTGAGGAGAAGTGCAGTGCAACTATTTCGGGTTCAACTCTTACTCTTACTAGGGCGCAGGATGATACGAGTGCAAGCAGTCACTCTGCGGGTGCGACGATTTATCCAGTGTTTACCGCGAATGATGCGGATGAGGCTAATGAACTTGTTAGCAAGTTGACGACTAAGGGTGACTTGTTGGTTACTACTGGTTCGGCTTTGAACCGTTTGGCTGTTGGCACGAACTATCAGGTGTTGGGTGCTGACTCTGCTGCTACTAACGGTGTTGCTTGGCAGTCGTCACCGAACAGTTTGATGACCGCTAAAGGTGACATTGTTGTTGCTTCTGCTGCGAATACGCCTGCGCGTGTTGCGGTGGGTACTGACGGTTATGCTCTTGTTGCTGACGCTGCTTCTGCTTCTGGTGTAAAGTGGGCTGTCGCTGCTTCGGCATCAGATTCAGACCAAAACATTATGGCAGTCCAAATTTTTAGTTAAGGAGTAATACATGGCAACATTTACGAAAAAGAAACTGTCGGGTTCTACTGATGGTTTGGCTATTAAGGTCACAGGTACGTCAACTGCTGCGACGGTGACGCTTCATACTGCTGTTGCTGGAACAACTGCTGGTGTGTTTGATGAGATTTGGTTGTATGCGAATAACACTTCTACTTCGGCTGTGAAACTCACGTTGGAGTGGGGTACTGCTACGGCTGCTGATGGCAACATTGAGTTGACTATCGCTGCTGAGGCTGGTTTGGTTTTGGTTGTTCCTGGTTTGATTTTGCAGAACGCAAAAGTGGTTAAGGCGTTTGCTGCTACTGCTGATGTGATTTTGCTTTCTGGCTTCGTTAACGCGATTGCGTAGGGTCGAAGCATGACGCTTCGTTGGGATACCCGTAGTCGGGCTGGTCAGTACACAAAAAACTGGATTAACCCGTCTTTGGATGTTGAGTATTTGATTGTTGCTGGCGGTGCTGCTGGTGGCGGGTCATTTAGCGGTGACTCCCGTGGTTGTGGTGGCGGTGGTGCTGGTGGTCACAGAACGGGTGCGTCCTCTATCTCTATTGGTGCTGGTACATACACTGTTGTTGTTGGTGCTGGCGGTGCAGGAGCGTCGGCATCTGATGGTGCTAATGGCTCAGATTCTTCATTTGTTGCAATCACTTCAACGGGCGGTGGTGGTGGTGCTGATGGTCGTGGTGGTGGTGCTGGTGCTAGCGGTGGTTCTGGTGGCGGTGGCGGTGGTAATACCGACTTTGCTGGCGGTTCAGGCAATACCCCAAGCACAACACCTTCACAGGGAAACAACGGCGCAAACGGTAACAACGCCAGCCCATTTTGGGGTGGTGGTGGTGGTGGTGCTGGTGCTGTTGGGGGTTCTGGTTCAAGCACCAATGGTGGTGATGGTGGTGCTGGTACAGCATCATCAATAACAGGCACTTCAGTAACCCGCGCTGGTGGTGGTGGTGGTACGCCATGGGATAATGGTGGAACAACTGGTGGTTCTGGTGGCTCTGGTGGTGGTGGTGCTGGTAATGCTTCTGGTGCTGGCTTTGCTGGTACAGCAAACACTGGCGGTGGTGGAGGTGCAGGAAAGGCTAGTTCAACTGTAAGTAGTGGTAGTGGTGGTTCGGGTGTTGTGATTTTCCGTTACCTAACAGCAGACGCATCCTCGGCAGGTATCTCTGTTAGCGGTGGGACAATCACCACTTCGGGTGGGTACACGATTCATTCGTTTACTTCGACTGGTTCAACGACTGTGACGGTGGCGTAATGCGTGGCGGTAGAACAAAAGTTTCACAATACGTTCAACGAACTTCAGCACAACCTGGTGTTGTCCCGATGGTTGAATATCTTGTTATCGCAGGTGGTGGCGGTGGTGGAGTGAATCAGGGTGGTGGTGGTGGTGCTGGTGGTGTTTTAGAAGGTTCACTTTCGGTGTCGGGTTCGGTGACAGTCACCGTTGGTGCTGGTGGTGCTTCTGCGACTTCTGGTAGTGACAGCGTGTTTTCTAGCGTTACTGCTACAGGTGGTGGTCGTGGAGCAGGCAACTCAACTGCTGGTGCAACTGGTGGTTCAGGTGGTGGTGGTTCTGGTCAGGGTGCAAACACCGCTGGTAGCGCAGGTACAAGTGGTCAGGGTTTTGCTGGTGCGAACGGTGTAAACACTGGAAGTGTTCCGACAACATTTACTGGCGGTGGTGGCGGAAAAAGTGGTGCAGCCACAAACCAAGTTGGCGCAAACGGTACATCGTCATCGATTACTGGTTCTGCTGTTACTCGTGGCGGTGGCGGTGGTGGTGGCAACGTGCAAGCCAACACCAACGATGGTGCTGGTGGTACTGGTGGTGGAGGTGCTGGTGGACGTAATGCTGTTGGTACTGCTGGCACAGCGAACACTGGTGGTGGCGGTGGCGGTGGCGGTAACGATACAGCAACGGGTTTTGGTGGTGGTGCTGGTGGTTCGGGTATTGTTGTCATTCGGTATCCAATAGGTATGTCAATCGCAGGTACGGGTGGGACAGTAACCACAGTCGGTCCGTATCGTGTTCACACATATACTTCAACAGGAACATTCTCATTCGTCGGATAAGGAAATCAACATGGCACATTTTGCAGAAATAGATTCAAACAACACAGTCCTACGAGTAATCGTTGTCGCAGACGAACACGAAGCCAACGGTGCAGAGTGGTGCAACAACCTTCTTGGTGGAACTTGGGTACAAACCAGTTACAACGGACGTATTCGCAAACAATATGCAGGTATTGGCTTTGTATATGACGCTGACGCAGACCAGTTCGTAGCACCACAACCATTCCCATCATGGACGCTTGACAGCAACAATGATTGGCAACCACCAACACCAAAACCAGAGGGGTCATTCACTTGGGATGAAGAAACTCTGGCATGGGTCGCAACACCCGCTATCTAGTAATCATCCCCGCAGTCTTCTTTGCGCTATTCGCTAGACCTGCTAAAGCCGACACGCTCGGTGAATGGACATACAGCCAATCCTGCCCAACATCAGGTTCAGTCAAAGTAATAGACGACACCATCATTCTGCATGGCCCCGATCAGGGTGGGTGTTCCGGTGCTGCCCATTGGGTAAAAATTGAGACTACAATCCCCGCCGATGTGGACACAATAGATTTCACTTGGGCATATCAAACAACTGATGGTTGGGTGTATGACCCGCCACAGTACGGCATCAACGGCGTATACACCTTGCTTACACAACAGAACAACGCAACAGGTTCGCTGTCTGTACCCGTAAATGAGGGTGATGTGTTCACGTTCCGTCAGTATTCGATAGATACCTGCTGTGCGCCAGGTCATCTAACTATTAGTAACCTGTCGTTATGGGAATCTATAACAACATCCACGACTTCAACAACGACGACTACTACTTCTACTGTCCCGTCAACGACTGTCCCTGCCACCAACCCGACTACTACGACAGTTCAAGAAACAACTACCACCGAACCAACAACGACTTCTGTGGTGAACTCAACTAGCACTACAACTACTTCTTCCGTACCCCAAACAACATCAACAGAATCAACGACGACCACAACACAACCGCCGCCAGTTCCAACACCTGTTACACAGCCTCAAATAGTTGAGCCAAAACCCGTTGATACTTCCGTTCCTGAAGAGCCTGAACCAACCGAGACAGGCACCACAACGACATCAGTAGAGGAAGCCATTCCAGAAACGACGCTTCCCGAAGAAACAACAACGACAGATGAAACATACCCCGACACTACAGAAGAACCAGTCGTAGACACAACCCTGCCAGAAGCCACGGATACCCCTCCAGAAGCCCCTCTAAGCGACGAGGAAGTGGATTTGCTAATAGCAGAGGCAGAAACCACAGAAGCCCTCGTAGAAGCCCTAGCTGATCTAGCCCCCGAACAGGTCGCCCAGGTCGTAGAAGCCCTGCTCGCTGAAGAACCAACCCAAGCCCAGGCAACCGCCCTAGCGTCCAGCCCAGAAGTACTCGCCGTCATCACCCAAGAACAAGCCACCCAAATCTTTGAAGCCCTAGACGTAGCCGAACTCTCCGATGCCCAAACCGAAGAACTCATCGCAGCAGTTCAAGACGCACCCGCAGAAGTACGCGCAGCTTTTGAGAACACCATTGACATTTTCAAGAACGCGCTTGACACCTACGTGCCAATCGGATCAAACATTCCGGTAGGGACACGACGTACTCTCATCGCCATCACAGCGGGGATATCCCTCGCAGCAGCAGGTACTAGAATTAGACGCTAATGAGAAAAATCTTGGACTACCTACTAGACAACTCTTGGACATGGGCTGGAACCGGCATGGTTCTCATTACCCTCTCAGGACCTACCCTTCGACAAGCAACTTTGATAACAGGAATAGCCGTTTTGGTACACTCTGCATTAACCCTCTCAAAGAAAGACTAGACATGGCAAAGCTTCAAAACATCATCTTCCGCATCTTCGCACTATTCGGATCAAGCGCATTGGCTGCTGTTGCTGGTGGTGCTTTGATTGGTGTAGACCTTTGGAAGTCGGCAGCCCTTGCAGGCATCATGGCTTGCGCCCAAGTAGTCGAAAAGCTCTTGCGTTTCAGCGTTGACGGTTCACTCACCAAAGAAGAAATTGAGATCGCTTTCACAGGTGCAGTCAAGCCTAAGCCTGAAGTCGCAGAGTAATGCCGAAACCCAACTGGCCTGTAAAGCCGATCCGTTGGTGTGAACATCTTAAAGGCAAGAAGCCTTCTCAGATCACACCAGATATGGTCGCCCCCATCACAAATGGAGGGAAGCTGGAGAAGTGTGCTGCTTCTGCGTGGGAAGAAATGGTTGTCGCAGCGCAAGCCGAAGGTATAACCCTCAAACCGACTTCAGTAGGTGACACACTGCGCTCGGTGGCACAGCAAGAAGCAGGTTTCCGTCAGCGTTATCAGAAGGAACCTATTGCTGGTGCATCAACGAAGCATTGGAACAATGAAACGTGGTATCTCAAACCTGGTATGGCAATCCTTGCTACACCGTATGACGATCCAGCAAATGACAAAGCGCGTGGCTCAAAGCATTTGTACGGCATCGCTGTCGATGTGGCGAACGCTAATGGTCCTGTACTCAAATGGTTGCTCGCTAACGAAGAAAAGTTTGGGTTCTCCCACGAAGTATTGGGTGACGCTAACGGTAAAGGGGCAGAACCGTGGCATATCCGTTTCGTAGGAAAGCCTGCTTGATGTGGATTCTGGGATCGCTCTCATTCTTGCTGCTGCTGTTACTGGTGCTTTCGGTCTGCTGACCGTAATCATTCAACGTTTCAAAGCTGAAAACCGTAAAGACCATGACACCGTTATGGCTATGTTGCGTCTGATGCGACGCGCCCAAGACCGCACCGAAGACAAGGTGGACACGGTTCAAGATCGTTTGACGGAACACATCATCAAGCACTAGGGTGAAGCACCCAAAGAAAGGTGCTTGCAAATGGCAAAAGGATTAACTACCGTTGAGTTAACTTTGGTGCGTGACTGTCTCTTGAAATCAAATCCTGGGAGGGACAATGCTGACGCACTGTGGGAAGTTATCGAAAAGATAAACAAACTCATAGAGGGAGCAAGAGTTGAACAAGCCCGTAAAGCAAAGTCTGCTAAGTGAAATACGATCTGAGAAAGCTGTGCCGTCAGGCCGTGTCCCAAGAATCCAGCGTGTACTTGAAGGCATGGACGAAACAGATCGCAAAGAACTTGCCGAAGCGTTAGACGATCATCTCATTCCCGCGCCCGTCATTAGCAGGGTATTAGAGAAGCGCGGAATACACTTAGACACGCACTCAATCAACAAGTACCGTCGAGGGGAATTCGCTCATGTCATTAAAAGATGAATTAGAGGAGCAATCCCAACCGCCTGAGAACCAACGCGCATGGGCTGAAGTGACACCTGATGGTGGTGAGATTTCTACCGGTGTTCTACCTACACCAATCACATCGGACTGGACAGCAATACTTGTTGGTTTCGGTTTAGACCCTGCCGTGTTTGAAGTTGTTGACGACACAGTACGAATGTCCAAGTGGCAAACCTCTAAGCGTTTAGAGAACGGTGATCGAGATGTTGCATGGCTGTACTCGTATCGTGCCAGGTTCCGTCGCAGAACTTCACGGGTGTTGCCTGATGAAGACATTGAGGCGCTACGCAAACGTGTAGGTAACTGGAAGCAACCGAAGCGTACTGTACCTAAACCATCTGATGAACCACCATCCACGTTCGTAGTGAACTGGGCTGACCTACAGCTAGGTAAATCTGCTGGCGGTGGAGTAGAGGCAACCGTTGAACGGGTACTGGAATCATTAGAGAAAACAGTTCAACAACTCCATGACCTACGCCGTAAAGGTAGAAACATTGAGAGTGCTGCACTTGTAAACATGGGTGATCCGTTTGAAGGATGCGACGGGAACTATGCAAGCCAGTTATTTACTGTCGAACTGACACAGCGCGAACAGTTACTACTCGGTGCAGACCTGTTCAGCAAAGGCATCACCACCCTTGCATCAATGGTTGATGTCATGGAAATCATTGGCACACTATGCAACCACGGCGAATGGATGCGACGCAACGGCAAATCAGTTACCTCAGATTCAGATAACGCTGGCGGGTTCCTAATGGATATGTTGTTCCGAATCTTGGATCACCAAGTACCAAACCTTGGATGGACAATTCCGCACGATCAGATGGTCACAACCAAAGTACTATCCGATGTGAAGGTAGCGTTCGCTCACGGTCACAAGATCACCGGCAAAGAAAACGATTGGCTTAACGCACAGTCGATAATGATTCTGCGTGAAGAAGGACGCGAACCTGACCTGTGGATCACAGCCCACAAGCATCACTTGCAAGTCACCGATCATGGTGCATACACTCGTATCCAATGCCCGTCGATGGATGGTGGATCAAAGTGGTTCGCTGACTCTAAAGGTATTTGGTCTACCCCAGGCACGCTGACCCTGCTGGTGGGCCGCCATGACAAGCGGAACTGGTCTGATCTGGAAGTCCTATGACCGACGCACGTTTATGCCTATGCGTATATCGTGGGGTTATCCCCCGCCCCCCTGACTGTGGAGAAAAGCCCGATGACTTTGATGAATAGAACCGTTGTTTACATTCAATGGGCTGATACCCATCTGTCCGAAGGTGGCTGGCTGAACATGGACGAATACGAAGACGACGGTGAATGTCTCGTAGACACCATCGGGTTCCTAGTCCCTATCGGTGAACCAGGCTCCAAAGACAAGCACATCACCGTCTGGCAAACCATTTGCAAAGAAGAAGGCATCCACGCTATACATATCCCTGTAGCGATGGTGCGCGACATGAAAGCGATTGACTTGACATTAACCGTGTCACACCCCTAGATTACAAATACAACTGCACAACCATAGGAGGCACAATGCAGAATCTATCAACCATCCCCAAGCCAACACACGGCAGCCAAGACTGGCTGAACCTACGTTGGGCAAACGAAAAAGGTGAGAAACGAATCACCGCATCGGTAGCCGCAGCAATCCACGGTGAACACAAATACACCACACCAGCTGACCTAGCGGTAGAACTATTGGCAACAGCACCCCCTGTGCCAACAGAACAAAACGATGCGATGCGTCGAGGCACAATCCTTGAAGGCCCACTCATGGGTTGGGCAGGAGAAATCCTCAACGACTTCATCGTGGAACCGGCAGAGATGTACTGCTACGAAGAAAACGGTGTACGCCTCATGTCCACAATGGACGGTCGTTCAACTGTCACTGGAAAGTTTTACGAACTCAAAACATATAACAAGCGCTGGACGGGACAACTTTCCCGAACCTGGTACTGGCAAGGAGTTCAGCAAGCGATATGTACTGGTAGTAACGAAATCTATTGGATCATTTTTGATAGCGACCTCCAACTCCAGTTCCATACACAGACCGTAACTAGCGACGAAAAACAGGTTCACATAGAAGCAGCCCGCAAATTCTTGGGCTTCATCGACATGGGCATGATGCCTGACGTGGCTGATCCCACCTACGACAACGCCAGTACGCTCTACCCCGAAGGTTATGGAAACACGGTCGTATTGGGACATGAGGTTTACGCGAGTTTAGAACGATTGGCACAAGCCCGTGAACAGAAAAAGCAGGCTGAAGCTATTGAGGAACTCATCAAGGGTGAACTTGCGATGCTATTACAGGACGCTGAGTATGGCGCGATTGACGGAACCCAGGTCGTATCGTGGAAGAACAGCAAACGCACATCGTTTGATACCAAGAAGTTTGAGGCCGAGCATCCTGCACTCGCAGAAAAGTTTAAGAAAACATCAACCTTCCGCACTATGCGGATCATCGCTAAGGAGGCGAAGTAATGAAACTAGAAGAA